CATGTGAAGCCGTGGCTGCAGTTTTTCCATACCACCGAGGGCCAGTCTGGTGTTGATGAACGGAACATCGAACATCTTACCGTACCACGAGGCCCACATCCAGGAATCTTCTAGGTATTCTTTGATGTCCTTGACCAACAGTGAATCGTCAGCCATTGATTCACAAGCGTACTTCTTATCGTCTCCTCGGAAGATCACCAGGTTGACTTTATCACCGACCATATCACAGGCACCGAAAGACACGATCCGACCTACATTGGCTCTCAGGTTCGTTGTTTCAATGTCGAACGCCACGATTCGTGGTAACATCACCACCCCCATATGAAATTGCTTAGCCATAAAGTTTTTTGACAACTAAATATTACAACACTATTTCACACGTTTATCCACCCAGAGGCGTTTTTTGACCCACTTCCCCAGATGTCGCTCTTTCCACAGACCAGTCTCTATGGGTACAAACTTCCAACGTTTAATATCTAGACCTGGTATAGTTTTCTTCCCGAGCCACACGTAGAAGCGTACCCATAGGGATTGGTCTTTTAATTCCTGACTCATGGACCGTTCGTAGTCCACCGTCAGTCCTCGTCGGCAAACCTGATCTCAAGTATGCCCACACCCTCAAGAAACTCCTCTACACCCTTGATGACGAGGTTGGCAACGGCGCAGTAGAACCCGTAGTCCACCGCATCAATGACGGCTGGCAGCTCCAGCTTGTCATCAATGTAAGTGGCGATGTACTCAACCGCCTCCTGCCGGGTCTTTTCGATGTCGATGGTGAATAAGGCCATTCCTTTCCCCCTGCTTCTGTCTATGCACCATTGCATAGAGCTTTTCAATATCTTTCTTCCAAAACAATGTCGGCTCTCCACAGTGCCGACACTTCACGATCACACCTTTACTTGGTTTTTCCATTGGTGATCCTCAGGAACGCACTGAGAGCCGACCACGGCCCCCACGAAATAGCAGCCACGCCGATGAACGGCAACTGTATCTCGGCTACCACATATACCAGAATGAACAGTACGCCGAAGATGACCAGCCCGAAGAACGCCTTACCGCTACCCTGTGAGCAGGTCCATTCCCAGAACTGCCCGAGGGTAGGCACTAACACCTTCATATCCTTTCTGAGCTGGCTATACAGGTAGGTTCCGTAAAGAAATAACCCGATGACCAATGCCCACCCCAACGGTATGGGCACTCTCGATACAGCATCGATAATCTCGTGTAGAGCTTCAACCATTTAATCACCACCACTCTTTGTTCCGGTTCCACTTGTTGTATATATAATCCAATCCTCTCTCCACGGGGCTTGCCACCAATATTGGGGATATGTGGGGTACCGCAAGGGGATGGGTACATAATACGGTTGCGGAGAAGGATACCAACGCTCCTCTTTTTCGAGTACTTCCCGCAACTTCCTAATTTCTTCTATTAATTCCTGTGTTTCAGTTTTTTCACACACACCTAATCACCCCCTCCGTTTTTCCATAAGGCCACGAGATATATACCCCTGGTTCCCACCTGACCGAACCACACGCTGTCCATCATGTGCCGGGGCACCTCGTCATGCCTACCCTCTTTCACCGCGGCGATCAGGTTCCTGAACTTGAGAAACCCCGAATGACCCAGGTTAAACCTCATGTCAAGCAACACCCGCTGGCGATGCTCCGGCAAACACGACCACATAGAGTTAAATATATCTTTTAGATCATCATAGCACTCATCAATGTCATTTTGAAACAGATACCATATCTCATCATCGGTCAGACCCTTGCCGGATAGGTTGCGACCAATGCCGATAGTGATGATCTCCGGTTTGAGGGGGTCAGGATACGGGAAATGCCTGGTGCCCTCGTGCCTGATCAACTGTCCTTCAAGCTCAGTCATCGTTTAACCCCGTGACGAAGACACCAGTACCCGCCTGTTCATCGGTGAGCAAATGGGGGTCGAGCAATGCCTCCAGCTCGTGATGGGCCTCGGTCAATACTTCCGATGCCCTCACGGAGAACTCGCTGTCGTTCCCGTTCTCGTCAAACTCCTTGATACCATCCCTGATCATCTCATCATACCATACCGCCTGACGAATCTCGGTCCGTGTGGCCATCACTTCTTCTCCTCTGTCAACCTTTTCTCCAACCGAACAATGATCTGCCTGAGTTCTTCCTGCTGTTTTCTAAGCTTGCGGAGTTCATTCTGTGTATCTTCATCGGCCATATCAAGTCACCTTCCCTGGATAAAGAAACGGTGAGCGTCTCTGCTTCCGACGCGGAAGTATTTCGTTGAGCTTGGCGAGGATACCATTGAAATCACCCGAGTAATCCGTCTGTTCGCCCGACGCCGACACCATGAAGAACCCATGGGTTTTTCGTGCCGGGTCATCCGTGGTCATTACCCACAAGTACATGGTCGGCTCATAGGGGTTGGTGACGCTTGCCGAATCATCCACGGAGGTCCAAAAGTAAACACCATCAAGGCCGTCTATACCCCCGCCAGACTCGGTACACTCGGGGCTACCCAACGATACGGAGTGAAGTCTTACCCCGCCGGACGAGGGGGACAAACCCTCCAGCCGGTATAACTCCAGCCCGGTATTACACCTGGCCGGCAACCCCTCACCGACACAGATGATCTTATCGGTCGTGTCCTCTGAATAAACCGGGATCCTGTCATTGTATGTATCAGGTTCGACAATGAATCCACCCGATGCTTGACACTCTCCGCCCACGAACATAGACCAAACATAATGGGCGGGCATGATTGCCTCGGGAGCGGAAAGCTTGCCCCGCTCCATGTACCATATCGCCACGGAACTTGTTGCCCCCGCGTGGACAAGTGTGCAGGTGGGGTCAAGGGGGGCAAGGCTTGTGGGAATCGCACTCTCATCGAGGGGTATCTCCGACACAGATATGGTGGGGGCGGAAGTGAATGTACCGTATCCTATCACAATAATGTCGTTCCACTCGGAAACTTTATATCGGTCCCAAACCATTATCCCACCTCTCCATCCATGTGCAACTGCTTCTTCCTGGTCGCCAACCTCGGGGGCACAACAAAAGCCCCTTCTTGCCGAAGTGCAAATACGACATGAGAACGGGCTTGTTTCTCCTCAATACTATATCGTGATACCATCTCCGCGGTGGCCTTGGCAACGACATCTGACCAGGATAATGTCGGACAGTCCTGCAAGACCTCATAGGCTACCTCAACAGCCACCGATGAATAGAACTTAAAATCGATCTCTCTTGTTCTTGCGTTATAGTAGTTTCTTTCTTCAGCGGATGGCATCAACCTTGCCCTCTAAACGCTCCAGTGATTTATTTATATTCTTTAACTGCGCACTCATCTCACCCAGCATCACATCAATATCGTGCTGTCTGGCTCGTAGCACGGCGATGTCAGAACAATTCTCGTCAACATCGGTCTTAATATTCTCCAACCTGATAAGCTGTGCCGCCCATGCACCACCCATGCCGAAGATGATCGCCACAACCGTCAGTACCGCCACAAGAGTCTTGGGTGAAAACTCCACCCGTCCGTTTCCGTTCATCTTTATCAGCATCGTTTCTCCTTAAAAATAATGCACATGGTGGTCATTGTCAACAACAACAAGCACTGCCGGGTTATTTCTTCCTGTCCTCCGCTTGGAGAATATTCAATGTCTCAGAGAACTTGGTCTTTTTATATTTCTGGATGTATCCGAGTTTGCGTGCCCATTCAAGGTTTTCCTGTCTGGCCGCTTCGTTGGGGGCGTTCTTTTGCCAGCCATAGAAGATGGCGGCTCGGTTGTAATCGTCATGAGCATCGAACATATCCCACCAATGGATTGGTAGTCCTTTGTTCTTTTCATAGGTGTCAAATATCCGAAATGCATACGCCCTCAACATACGGTCCATCTCTGTATCCATCGGCAGGGTGGCAATCCAGTTTTGCACATCTGATCTGCTCTTGGTTCCATCCCAATATAAGTCCATCTGTTTCTTGAGATCGACCTTGAGCAGATTTCTCTTAGCCCCATATTCATTGGTCAGCTCGACAGCATCTTCCTGGGCTTTAGGGTCAACAATCATTACCCGCTTGAGTATCCTATTCAGGCCGGGGGTTTCGGCCAATATCTGACGAGTGGTTTTCTTCCTCTGTTCCTTATCAAGGGCGGCAAAAGCAAGGTATTTTGTACCCCCCATCGCTTCTACGAAAAAATTGTTATGGGTAATCAGTGCGCCTGCGGCGTTTTCCAATCTTCGGGGAGACACTTGGGGTAGTCCGGCCCCTTTTGTGGCCTCACCAATCATATTGTAAAACTCCGGCACCGTCTTGGCCGTCTCGCCATAGTCAGCAATCTTATCAGCATTGGGCATCGTCTCAGAGTTATAATACCAATTCTTGTTATAGAAATATCCATAGGCGGCGGCAAGTACAGGCACAGGCATCATAAACCTAGAGGTTATGTTTGCCTTGCCCATCGCCTTCCACCGTGCTTTGGTCGGTGTGTACCCAAACGCCAACTTACCAACGGCGGCATCAGCAACATTAATAATAGCCGCCATTGGCTCGGGAATGGGGAGCGTCAGCACATATCCATACTGACGACCCTGATTGTCCTCATCATACATCATGGGCATGGGGATGGTTAGATTCCTTGATCGAGTATCCTCTGGAACGCTCCTGTGTAATTCGGGGGCCATCATATACGATGCAATAGACAACCCCACACCAAGAGACGATAAAGAACCAATTCTCATAGCGGTTTCTGCCGGATGCTCTTTAATGGCCCGACCAAACCCCCGAGACACCTGTGCGTAGGCATTGAGATAGGGCATAAACGCATCGGCCATCTTGGTATAGTCTCCGCCCTGCGAAAAATCCAGCACCCTACGGGCCAACAGTGTGGCTTCCTCACCCGAATACCCCTGGCGCACATACCTATCTCTGGTCGCCATGCGGTTCCACAGCTCCCAATGGGAGTTCCACTTGGTCATCATTTCATTGTACTTGCGCCAGACATGGTGATGGTATTTGCCGATCTCGGGCGGGCCGACCTTATATCTTGGCTTGCCGTAAATAGACATCCAATCCATCATGCCGCCCTCTCGGGCGTAATCCTCAACCTTTGTACCCTCCCAATTCTTCGCCCACACATCACCCTTGACAGACTTGAGGCTCTTTATCCATTGATATGCGGCGGGCAGAAAATGAGGAGAATATGCCCCCTGACCTTTCGTTACGGCGTGCATCTTCGCCATCTCTTTTTGCAAGGGATAGGCGGTGAACCACTGATACCACGCATCAAGGATAAAGTTAATCGGACCAAAGGCAGGATTTCCCGGCCCGGTTGCAAAATACCTAACCATACCCGACAGGGAAAACTTGCGGAGATTACCCGCCACCCGAGAGTTCATCACTGGATCGCTGACCGCCCATGAGTTTGCATATCTGTTTTGCATAAACATGACCTTGGGTGAGCCATCGACCATTGCCGTGACTTTGCTATACCCGCTCGGGGTTTTCTCGTACTGCACCTTACCCGATTTGGAAGTCTTGAGGGCTTTGGCCGGACGCACCCACGGCTGATCACCCAACGCCCCCTGCTCTGCCCGAGCGTACTCAAACAGGGTCTTGTTCGCCCTGTTCTGGGCCACACGCCCCCACGTAGCCACAAGGCTACGAGTAATCAGATAATCAGGGTCAAATACCAGCAGGTCTTTACTGCCCCGCTCAAGAGATTTTAGACCGCTATCGGTTACAGTCATCGGCTTGCCGCCGTAACTGCGTATCCTGGTGTTATCAAGGTGGTGCAGATATAGGAACGGATGATAGTTTTCCTGTAGCGATAGCTCGTCAAACCCCTCTTGAGTGATAAGACCTTCCTTGAGCAGAATTTCCCTGTTCATCCGATGGAGGTCTTTGATAAGACCTTGCGCCCTCTCGATCTTACCCCAATCCTTACCCTCTGTGGCATAGGCTTTCTTGGCATCATCTATCCATGCTTGCTGATGCTCCGGCCCCTGATCTTTCGGCCAGAACCGTCCGATTTCCTCCGGCGTACCGTCTCTAAAAAACTTATGGGTATTATATTCTTTGGCAAACTCTTTAAACGACCCCTCAAACCCTCCCGTGGCTTTCATAAAATCATACGCCCTGCGCTTGGTTGCGCCGGAGAGATCGCCAAAGTATTTCAGCCCTAGCCCGAGGCGGTCAATCTCGATGATACGACTGGCCTGTAGTAACGTACCAAGGGTCTGCATATCTCTGGCATCAAGGTCTTTAAACGCAGACTTCTTGAACGCATCAGCAAGAAACACCCCATAGCTGTGTCCGCCAGCCACGGCATCACTTCTCATCTCAACCTGCTGGGCCAGCCGAGTGCCTGTCTTGCGTAGCATATTCTTGGCCGGGGACCGAATGTCAAACCCATGTTTCTTGATTGACTCCCATGCCTTGCCAAAAGTTACTTTCTCGTCCTGGCGCAAAGCGTCTATCTGTTCCTTTGTAGTCTGTTCAACAGCCTGTGCTTTAGGGTCAGTTAGGGGAAGCTCAGGTGGTTCCCTGGAGATGCGAGCGAAACCTTCTTCACCCTTTAATGCTCTCTGAACCTTACTCTTGATTCGCTGTTTTTCTTTCTGCTGATAATCAACCCATTTGTTTCGTATATCAATCAGCTCTGCTACTTTGCCCACCTTATCCAATTTGATCTTATTGCGGGCCATCTGCCTCATCTGGTCAACAACGATCTTGGCCTCTTTCTTGGGCACGCCATACTGCCGCACCCGATGTTTCCAATACCGATCAAATTTTCTATCGAAAGATTTCTGTGGGTCGCCTTTTGTTGTAATAGCAAATCCGACATCGGCCAACCACGTAGGAGCTATGTTTTCGATAAACTCCCCTATGTTCTCTGATTCCTTCGCTGCCTGGAAATACGTCGGGGAGGATACAAACATATTGAGCATCGTATCCACGGTCGGTGCGGCCACGCCGGATATGCCCATGCCCTGTACAATATGGGGCGTAGCATTTACCGCCACTCGATATGAGGCTGCTCTTAGCCTGTCCTCAAATGAACCAGGGGTCGTAGTAAACGCATGGGCACCTGTCTTGGCGAACCTTTTCATCGCCGCTTTCACCACGGCGGGCTTAGTGGCAAGGGGCGTTACTTTCGGAGAACTCCTGCCCATTACACCGAGGGCCAACATCTGTGCGATCGTGGCCTCAAGATCAATGCCCGTCTCTGCCCCATGAAAAAGCATCCGACTCCATCTGGGGGCAGTCTCATAGGCTTGGCGGTATTGCTCCGCCTTCTTCGACACCCACGGCGTGATCATACCTGTACGCTCGGGGTGGGCGTAGTATTCCCTCGCCCTACTGATAGGCCCGCTAATGGGTGTACCCTCTACGCCCAATGCTTCCTCGGCAAATTGGGCAGGCAACTCTAACAACCCTGTGGCAAGCTCCCCGGTGGCGGCGGCGGCTCGTTCAATCGCAGACCCAAACCGAGCAAACCCATAGCCTGCCGCCTCGGGCGCAGACGGAAAATCCACCTGCCCCTCTCGATAGGTCGGCTCTGCCCGAGTGGTCAAAGGTGCCGCAGGTGTCGTCTGGAAAGATATATTGGGCGGGTTGCCGCCGTATTGAGCCAACAGAGACCCGAGAAACTTTTGCCCTTCTTCTGGCTTGTCAGTAAATTTGGGCTTATAATATTTCTCGTAATAGCTTGATATGAATTTCGCCCTTTCGGGTGCATCCATGTTCTGCCACTCTGGGCCTTGAGATATTTCCTTGATACTTCTGGGCATTATCGCCTCGGGGGGGTTAAGCCTTCCTGTTCATAGAGACTGTCAACTGGAGACGGAGTGATGGGGAGCAACCTCGGACGGAATAGATACTCCAGAAAATCCTCTGGATACTGTGAGGTAGTATCCACCTGTTCGGGCATGTGCTTGAACCACTCAAGACCAACCGCCCGACCGAGATTGTCAAGGGTCTGTGCCTGTGTCCGCAGATATTCAATGTCGTCATCATAACGTTTCTTTATCTCATCAAGTTTGGTGTTATACCCGGGTGAGTTCTTAGTAAACCCATAGGCGCGCCAGCCACTCGTCTCAAAAGTTTCTACGGCCTTTCTCTTTTCATCTTCCCTGTCCGCAATATCATCTCGTATCTGCTCGGCGCGGATAAGATAAGTGTTTGTGCCTTTGGGGAATCCACCCATCGGGCCAGGGGTGGAAGGGGAAATGGGAACATCGCCAATCATCTTGAGATAATCAGGAATGGGCTTGCCTTCTCCGCCTAATCGCTCTATCTCTGCCAACGCCCTATCCTTTGGGCTTGGTTCGTCAGGCAGTCTGATTCCGGCAAGAGCAAGCTTTCCCTCGCCGAACTTTCTTGGATCGCCCCCAGAGGCAACATAATCATAGAACTCTTGTTGCGTTGCCTCTTTCGGGGATGGGGGTTGGGGATGTTCATACGGCAACATCGCCCTGTCCATAGCACCTTCCTGCTGTATCTGCAACAACCCAAGTTGGAACTCTCGTTCCTTCTCGGCCTGCTCCTCCTCAAATTTTCTCTGCGCTATGGTATTAATGGCAGAATGAAACGCATCAAATGTCGGCCATGTTTTCGGCATATCACATCACCCTACAGTACAGCCAAAGGTAAAAGGCTTGCGCCTAATTGTCCCACACCGGAAAGAAACCCACCAACCCCACCGCCACGATTGGCCTCATATTCGGCCGCTTTGCGCTGGAGGTCAAACTGATAAAGCTGCATCGCCAGATCGGTAATGTTCTTCTGCCATGAAGCATACGCTTGCAAGTCTCTCTGCGCCTGACCCGCCCTGACCATATTGTGCAGCGACTGTAACTTGGCCCCACCGGATATGCCCATCTGGGCAAGGTTAGCCCCAAGCATGGCCCTCTCGTCTGCGGCGAGAGATTGGGATCGGCTCTGCGCAGCGTGCAACTCTGGGCCACCATATTTTCTGGCCTGGCTCATGTATTTACCACTAAATCGTGGGAGTCGGAGATCGGGTTGCAGAGCGTCACCGATGGCTCCCAAACCACCCATGCCGATAGAGAGGGGCATTAACCACCCCGGTGCGCCACCAGACTGTGTGGCTGGCGCAGAATATCCAGCAGCCATTATGGAGTAAGGGTTCTGATTGTAACCTGCGGTCTGCCACCACTGCGGAGGCTGCAACCCAATGCCACTCATATCTCTCACCTATCCTAACGATGTGGGTTTGCGCATATAGTAATGAATATTTATTTCATGAAACTCTACTTCGTATGTCCCCGAAAAGAATTTGTCCAACTTAATCTTGATCCTCTTACCCTTTGCCGCCCCTAGGTGTATCCTCTGTGTTGTCAAACTACTCGATATATCCAAAGAGCCAGTTTTCACACTCACACCATCAACATATATAGTATAAGTTATCTGTATCTCACTTAAATAATAAAACACCACATCATAATATCTCTTATCTAAATACGGATACCCAAAATCAATATCCCCACTCTCCCATAAAAATGTCGTCCAATTATCATACGTGGACATCTTGGTGTAAAGGCCAGTGGAAGTAATAAGATTGATCTTGTCATCGCTATCCATAAACGCCGCATATAAATAGTCCAGGGCAAAACTTTCCCCTATCCATGCCCCCGTTTTGAGATTATAGCTATACGCCTCGGGATTGGCGGATCTTTTAACAATAATATACTTACTCAACCATGGATCATATAAACCAATAAGCTCATCCTTGTTGGTTAGCGCGCTGTATTTATCTCGAATAGGGTCTGAAATCAGCCCCGCCCGCAACCCATTGTATGCCTGTACGCCCTCTCGGTCGGCAAAATACAGGGCATTGCCTATGCGCCTCACACTATCGGCAGACTCACAACCCACCGCTGGCAATGATGTCAGGGTTTTCCGCATGAACCCCGAGGGCGATGGGGTGATCTCCTGGAGAGAATTTTCTCGCAGAATAACCGCCTGTCCGTCCAGCTCCAGGATCTTCTTCACTTCTCCCGAGCCAGATGGTGCCTCGGCGGGGACAACGTTGAGTGGGGGAAACAGGTCGGGGGCAACCAATCCACTCCACCCCTGGCGAGCGGCATAGCGGACAGAATGTTCGGGGGTTATGCCGAGGGCACCCAAATTAACATGGAGTGCCCCGGGTGGGTTGCGGAATATATCCCCCCCATTGGCAACCAATATTTGGTCGCCAGCACTACCGATCTTTTCAAACTTGGGGAACCAATAGGCATCTTCGTGGGTGTGGCCGGCAGAGTCATAATAGGTCATCCCAAGAACATTTTTAAAATCATTTTGAATATACACATCGGCATATAGCGTAAACCCGGCATACCCGATGTCTGCATCAACTGTATCCCATCCCGACGTGCCAGCCCAACCACGATAACCAGTACCCTCCCTCTCTACAAAGGTAGCCGTGGGGTCAATGCCCTTGCCCGTTGAATCAAACTCCCGATCAATGGGCAAGTGAGCCAACAATGTCCACTCCGAAATACCGGGCTTGTCATTCTCCACTATGGGCACATACTTCATATAGATCCGCAGGGCTGTCCATCTGTGGTTGATATACGCATCATGGTCGGGGTCACGAGCAACAAACGCCTGCAAGTGTATTTCTTTCGCATTGACGGAGGTGTGGTGGATAATGGCATTACCCACCTGGTTGCTAAGATCCCACCATCCGACCTTTGTGCCCAATGGGCCCTCCTGAAAACCATCATATACCCACGAAGCGGCGAAATAATAATAACCCCGCGGCACACCAAGCTCATCATCCGTTGGATCCTCTAACGTGGGGTGCAGGCATACAGAATGGTAATTCGTACCCCCGCGCATTGTCCGCATGGCCGGTGGATATAAATGCGCGGGGCACAAGAGAAAATCATTATTGGATTTGGAGTCGGAGATAATCGCCCCCGACCCAGAGGGGTGTCCAGGGTAGCGGTAAAAATATGAACGTGCAACGTGACCATACCATAGCGGATAACTCGTCGCTACACGCCCCATCATAATACGAGCCACACCATCACGCACGAGGTGGTCTTTATATGTTCCCGACAGGGCGTTCCAGCCCATTACCTGTGTTTCCCACTCCAGCGTATGATTGGCCTTTATATCATACCACCCGTTTTGCCACGCACTGCCATCCCAATATTTGTGGGCATAAATTTTAGGGGTGTCGGTCACCAGTATCTTGATTTCCTGGGGACCGGAAGGCTCGCTTACGGTATAGGAAAAACAAGCCGTTGGGGTGCCCGTTACGCCAGTTAAGTCCTTTTCCTGTTCCCAACCCTTCTGCCTGATCAATGCCCCCGACTTCTCGGAAACCTCCACCCCCTCACAATCCACACAGGCATTATCGGGCAGATCATTGGCGGCAATGTCCTGGCGAATGCCACCGGAGAAATCCTTTATTCTGTAAATATTCTTTTTCAATAGTAATTTCCCCTTACGGTCGCCGCCGTGCCAAGACTTCTGGTCGTGCCCGCTCCCCTGTTGACCACATCATCATACGCCCTCTTGTACCAGTTGGCCTCACGATGGTATTCCTTGCCGTGCAGGGAGAACAGCTTGTACAATCCATAGTTCACAATGGCCTCATGATAGTTCTCCGGCACTCTCTGAGCGATCTCGATGCGGGACGGGGCACCCGATGCCGCCTCTATCGCCGTCTTGAAGGCATGATTAGGCACCCATATATAGTGCAACCTGGCAGACACAGCCTCCTCTACCGGGGGATAGGGGGACCAGAACTTATTGTATTTAATGGTCCAATATTGTTTGGTCGCATCGCTGCCCTCGCCGGAGAATATCGTTCCGCTGATGGCCTCTCCCTGCGTGTCCGTGCCAAGGGTCGGGGGGGCAGAGCCAGCAGGATCCAGGATGCGGTCGATGGAAGTGTACTCGGCCAACTCTCCGTCGATGTAGAGCCTCTTGGCTCTCTTGAACGTTGACCCCGCATAGGTATTCTCGGCATAGGGATAGGTTTCACCACCCGCCAATCCCGCCTCAAACCCCGGCAGGGGATAATCGGTGCGCCACTCGTCGTTCTCCTCGGTGATGGTGTAGTCATATGCCTGCTGGCAGCACTCCGTCTGGGCGCAGATGTCACCGATGGCGTGAAATATCCAGAACTTTATCTGCTCATCCATGATCTTGCGCTCACTGATGGCCTCGGACTGTGTTCTGATCTCACCCAATATTTGTTCATGTGTCATGTCGTATCTTCTCCCTTACAGGGGAAGTAAATATGGCCAGACCAGTCAGCCAAACGGCCCAATAATCTGCAATACACCAATAATGACAATATCCATCACAGCCCCCTACGGATTGAGGTAGTATCCCTCAAGCACAACAAACACATTGCGCAGATGAGCATCACTCCCGGTCAACTCGATATATACTCCGCCGGCAGGAACAATCGTATTATTCGCCAATCCCGCTGCGACAGTGTCTGCTCGCATAAAATCACCTCCTGCTGTTTCCAATGAATCCTGCCAAATGATGTTGTCATCCATGTCATATATCCAAATTTCCAAATCGGAACCGGCAGGCATATATGCCGTGAGTGACACTTGATCTATGAGGAATGTATCAATCGGTGCCCACAGAGCAGCATCGGTGTCTCCGTACTTCTGTGTACCAACCACCCCCGTAGGGCCAAAAGACATCCCCTGGCGATACAGATACTGATTGCCTGAGGCGGGCTTGAGTTCGCCCTTGAGCGAATCAGCCTCCACATCACCACCCACCTCAAGCTCACCCTCGATATAAACCGCACCATCGGACCCCTGAACAAATAGGGCAGAGTCAACACCCGAAGCCCCGATGCGCACATCTATGTCTTCGCCGATCTCATTAATCGCCAACTTCGAGTTGGATGCCGCTTCGCCGAAAGATATAAAATTCAGATTGCCCGCGTACAGGATCATTCTATCATCTCCCTCAAAGGTGATCTTCGAGTCGGTATCGCCAAGATGGAAAACAGTCTGGGCAACCGATATGTCTCCATTGAACCACGTATCAGCCCCCGTAAATCTTATGTCGCCAATCAGTGTGTCTGTGGTAACGGTACCCTCTACATCGAGGTCGTTGGTCATCGTGATATTGCTCACGAGGCTGTCGGCAGTCAGGTCACCCGTAACCTGGAAATCGGCGGCGGAATCCGAATACGCCACAATCTTTGCATCGTGGTCGTCGAGAACATCCTGCGCATTCGTTCCCGAAGACAGGTCAAACTCTGTATTGTCTACACCAATCAGGGCCGCACCGCAGTCGGGATTGGCGTTGCTCTCATCAAGGGTCGTGTTGGCATCTCCGATCTCATCATAAATGTTCTGCATCACATAGAGTCCGCTGGCCCCCCGACTGATGGTGGCATCATCGGTGTCCACTCGGAGCCTGTCGGAACTAAACTCCAGGCCGGGGTTGAGCGGTGCCAATTCAATATCAATCTCGTTGCCCGTCTCGGTTAGCCCATCATCCCATGTCCAGGAGCCTGCGTCAGCACCCTTGGCATACTCCGATGTGTCGGCATACATCACGCTGTCAGCCGCCACCGTAGCATCAATATACTCCACCCACAGACTATCGAACCAAGCATTACTATCGGCGATAACGGCGTAGTCACCCACCTTGAGACTGTCGCCGACATAGAAATCTCCACTGCTCGCGCTATCTGCCTCCCCCGCCACATAAGCATAGGAAGCACTATCGGCTCGACCCGTCAGCGCACCCGTCACATCGCCGGTCACATCGCCGACGACATTCCCCTTGATGGCCGCAGCCACCGTATCGATCACGGCATCCACAGCCGTCAGGGTATCGGACACATATACGTCAGCGGCGGACAGGTCATCGGTAATGGTGGCATCATCCGATGAGGTCAACTGCTCGGCGTGTATGACGCCGGAGGCGGTCACGGACACAGAGAGCAGTGAATCAGATATATCAATATCGGCAGCGGTCAGCTCCGCCGTAATAGCGGCATCGTCGCCGACATAAAGATCACCCGTGATGTTCGCATCCACCGCAGTGATACTGTCAGTAACCACCCAATCGTCATCCTCGGGATGAGCGGCAGAGTCGGCGACATCGCAGGCGGCACCGTCATACGACCACCCCGCATAGGAGGCATAGTCAGATGTGTCGGCATAAGTGACGCTATCACCCTGCACGAACAGCCCCGTGTCGGCATAGGTGGATGAATCCACTCTGGTTACGCCACTAATGGCAAGCGCAGTATCGGCGTATGTGGCTGAATCTACCTTGCCCGTGCAGTATGCCGAGGTATCAGCATTGGTCGCAGAGTCAATCTTGCTGGCTACCCATGCTGCCGTATCAGAATACGTACAGGAATCAATCTTGCCCTTACAGTATAGGGCTGTATCGGCTATGCCGTGAAGGGAATCACAGTAAATGTCATTCTCGGACTTGACATCGCCATCGGCGAAATAAGCGGCATAGGGCACGCTCCCACCAAGACTATCCGCGCGCCCCGTTGCTGATGCATATATAGCATAAGCCAGAGAACAATTTTGAGCGATAAAATATCCAGCAGTTGCTTTATAACCAGCCCCACCATTTATAGTCGAACTTATGCCAATGGGATTAGAGCCAGCATGGTCAGAAGATTCGCATGTATGAGACACCGAAATTCCTCTACCGCCAACAGAACCAGTCAAATCCCCCCCCCCATCATAAATAGAATCTGTTAAATTAACAGAAAGACCCCTGCTATAATTTCCATTTACTGCCGCCCAAATTGCCCTAACGCCTGGCTCTGTTGAAGTATTTGAGACTGTAATTTGGAGTGTACTATCCCCACCACCCAAATGTCCACCGGGGAATTTCACCTTGTGGCTGGCAACAATTTGTGAACCATCCCTTGTGAAAGCCACACCATCGCCGAACTTGATCGAATCGGCAGCACCTAAATGTAATATACCTGCCGTATCCCAATATGCTTCACTGTTAACACTAAAACCTTTTTCGTCCATACCGATAGGCAATGCGCCCGTAGCATGGATACCACCAGCGGCGGCGTTATACACCACCACTGAATCAAAATACACCGGTGACTTGAAGTAAATAATATTCGATCCAAAAGCAGTCGTGTCACCGTCACAACCTTCCCACGGGAAACAGCGGTAATAGTTGGCAGAGTTGTCATACCCACCCCAAATAAAATCGTTGAACAGAGCGGCATCACCGACCGCCAAACTATCCACCACATCGAACACGGGATCATCACCATATCTGGCCGTGTCCGTTGCCCCGCCCACGCTGTTGATACTATCCCACAGGGCAACCACATCAGCCGTGTGAGCCGTCAGGCTGTCCACATTCAGGTCGATCTGCGTTCTGTGAGCCGTCAGACTATCCGCCCTGGCAGACAGGCTATCATATACAGCAGAAGACCCGGCCCAGGCGGTCGCATAGTCAGCCGTGTCCGCATAGGTCGAGCTATCGGCGATGGTCGCACTATCAATGTCGCCGATAACCACCCAGGTGCTACCCGACACAACAGCACTATCCACCGTTGTTACCGTCGGCACCGTACCCTCAAGGGCGGAGAGGCGATAATCTATCGTAGTGGTTACTTCACTATTCTCTACGCCAACCCATACTTCAAGGCTCTCGATGGCATCCCGAAGCATAATGATGTCATTCCACCACCATCGGTCAACGGCATCGACAGGATCGCCCCCCTCCTCGGTAGTCCAATCATCCAGACTATCGGGGAAGTTAATCGAGGTCTTAAGTGAATCCCGAGCCGCCTCCGGCTGTGCCGTGTCAATACACAGCAGTGTGGTTGATACGAAGAACAGCACAAGAATGGCTGCTTCTAATAGTTTCTTCATCGGCATCACCTATTTAACGGGCGGGCGTTGCTGGGGGAATCCTTCTCTCATGTAACGGATATTTTCTTTCATCGCCATCTGGCCCAAATAAGACCTTCTGATACCCTCGATGCGGTCAGAAATGTCCTGTTCCAGTGCGCTGCGACCTTCGATAAGACCTTTCTTCTGCATGCCCTTCACCTGGGCAAACATAACAACTAAATCCTGATATTGGGGCGGAACATCCATAAGGCTCGAATCAGAACTCATCGTGGCTGGGCGACGAATGTAATACATTTGAACATTGGTACTGTCGTGGGTACTTTTAGAAAAATACAATGTCTCTCCCCACTGAGCCACAAATCCATTCGTGTCATCGTCCAAAATGGCGTTGCTAGTAAATCCCTCCAGTTCGTCTATCTCTATCATCGGGATAATAGCACCGTCCGAAGTACAAATTTTCTCAATTCGCACGGGACCATAACTGCTAATGTCTGTTGTCTGACCAGCGACAGCAATGCCCGTTTGTACCGTCAAAAACCAGTGAGAACTAATACCAAGCAGTTGAATAGCCGTATCATAGCATCCAAGATTCAACCACCTGTTTAACTCCTCATGCCGAAACTCCTTCTCTGAAATCTCTCCGAGCCTAATCTGCAGATCAGCCCGGAGTTTATCAAGTCTTACTGTGGACAGCGCCATTTACATTACCTCCCCTGAAACCGCAGATTTTTTCTATATTCCTCAAGCTGCATCTCGTTCATATATGCACCCCGAATGGCCTCAAGTCTGTTACCAATATCTTTCTCCGTGGCCTGTCTCTGCTCGGTAAGACCCAACTTCTGCATGGCTTTGGTCTGAGCAAACATAATTACTAAATCATTATGCTCAAGGGGCACCTGAATATACGTCCCATCTGCCGCCAACTCTGCGGGCTGAGCGATATAATACACCACGGCTGTGCCGGAGGCTGTCTGCGTGACAATAAGCTCCTGACCTCTCTGGGCACAAAAATCAACAGATGAATACAGGTTATTGCCCTGAAACCCCTCAAAATCCTTAACATCAATAACGGGAATAAACACGCCACTGATAAGAACTTTCTTTATCTCTCCACAATCACCGGGGAGTGGGCCCACTCCTCCATCACCAATGCCCGGACTAGCTATTAGGGTCACATTCCCTGTCTTGCCATACCAAATACTTGTAATCTGTTTTAATTGCATCCAAGCATCGTACTGGCCGAGATTAAGCCAATGATTTAACTCATCATCGGAAAACTCTCTTTCGGAAAGTTCGTTGAGCCTAATACGTAGGTCGGCTCTCGCCTCCTCCCGAACCACGCTATTGTTGGCATCAAATGTCATCTTTATCGCCCCTTGATTCCATAGTACGATTGAGCGGCTTGCATATTAATCAACTGTATCCCCTGCTCATAGGCCGCTGTCAAGGCGGGGATTTCCTCTAATTTCCCATCCTGAATTTTTGCCCGTATCACCGCAAACTGCACCATGTACTCCTGAAAGACATGGGGTAAGCTGGTAGTATCACCATCGTCCAGCAGTGCCGGTTCCTTGATATAGCTAATGACAACCTTATCTTCCGTATACTTCGTAGTGGCTGAGGCCATTGCTATATAAATCTTGTCACCCCAAAACCAACCGATAGGACTCGTTTCCGTGGGGGCATAAAGGGTGTTGTGCAACATTGCCAATGCCATTTCCTTCGACAGAATAACTACACCATAAATCTTATCCCTACTCAAAGTCCCGCCCTCGGCAGACGCTCTCCAATACTGAACCTCTATCGGGCGAACCATATCGGTAGCGTGCGCCGCACACCATATCCCGTCAACATTCTCTTCCATTAAATCCAACCCACCGACACCAGCCCCGGCGATCTGTTCTTCTGCCCAAAGCGTCGGAATGGCTTCATTAATGCACTTGCTCACGATGTCAAGTTGGGACATGTTAATCCATTGTTTTACATCTTCCAGCGTGGGAGTTGTTGACGCAGACGGCACTCCGATGTCCAGCCTTGAACCAACATCCCCACAGAGGCTCCTGTTCGATGCGTGGTATAGAACATACTCTACATTCGCCAATAAACTCCCCTCCGGGGGGAGGGGGCGCAAAGCCCCCTCCCATTAGAAACACTGATTAGAAGTTGGCGCAATACAGGATCGCGTTCGCTTCCTCATGCTCCACCTGCAGGCCGATCTCGGTGATCAGCTCATCCAGTCTTCCATCGGTATCGGGAGACTGAATGTCCGTCCGCAACTTGGTATCACGGCCCTGCATCGGGCGCAGTTTGATGGTGCTGAAGTCAAGGACAACAGCGTAGTTCTCAAACTTGCCCCGCAGCAGGGGTTCGTGGACCAGGAGCAGGTCACCATGAGTGGCCTCGATGCGGTTCACCCTGATGCCGTACACTGACTGGCTCATGTTCCACTGAGCGAACCCGTCTGTGCGGATACCCTTCTCGAAACCCGTCAGCCACTTGCGGGAACACAGTACAACCCTTGAGTCCGATCCGACCTCGAAGATCCTCTCCATCGCATCGGTCAGGGGGTTCCACCAGTTGGCCGCAGAGTACGTGCCGTTGGGGTTAAAGTAGAAATCGCTACCCGTCTGCACAGCAGTCGTGGTGGCGTTCTTGGAGCGAATGAACCCACGGTCATCGTCGGTTCCCGTTCCGCCGGCGGTCACGCCGACACCCAATCCCGTAAGATAGGTGGTCGGTGCGGCACCCGACGGGGTGGTTCCGTTCAGATGAGACGAACTTCCACGCCCGGCAAACAGCATCGCAAACTCCATATCGATCTTGTGCTGTTTGATCTTGCGCAGGTGCAGTCTGGCCAGCTCATCGCCGCCATACAGTTTCGTCTGCTGAAGCGTTCCCGCGATGGTCATGCTGGTACGGAAAATCTGTGTCCACGCATCACACACCTGGGTCTGCTTGCGGGTTTCCTCAACCGCATCGGCACCCTGGGCGATACCACCATAGGTCTTGTCCGTGTTAGAACCCTTCTCAAACTCAAGGTTCGGGGTGCGAATTTCGATTTCGATGTTGGTATCATCATCAGTATCGTCATCCATCTTGTCGTCCTGATACCACACGAAACTAACCCGCCCAGTGTCCCGAGCAATGGGGTAGGTGCCCGCTGAATTGGGTCGGATGTAATACATTCCGCCCTCGGCAGAAGACCCCTCCGTCCAATCGATCTTACACTGGATGGCGGTGTTGGCACTCGATGCGGCGGCCTCAAATGCCCTGAAATCCTCTTTGTTGTTGAACTGAAGGATCAGGGTATTGGTGCCGGCCGTCCAAGAAACAAAATCAATGTCATCGGAGCCCGTACCTGCGGCACCGACATTGTTACCCCGAATGTTCCTGATCAGGAAGAACTCATCCTCGATCCACTTGAACTGGGGATTATGGCAAGTTTCCTTGCCCAGCCGAGACGAGAAGACGAGAAACGGTGTCTCATTTGGGGCAATGTAGGAAATCTTGTCAGCAATATCTACGACTGCCCGACCCGAAGTCGGGAAGCCAGTTCCATACGTAATAGACATTATTTCTCACCTCCCTATCGGGGATCGGGCAACTCGCTCACATCTTTAGTGATGCCAAGCAAGTCCTGACCGACAGCAACAACGGTATCGGCGGCGGCTTTCTTGGCTGCGAACGCATCAACATTTACAGTAACAACGGAAGTGTCCGGGTCGGTCCAGGCATACGCAGAGATGAATGTAGACGCTGGAACAGAATCCGCTTCGGCGGTCGTTTTCATGTCGTCAGCGGCATTTGAGTGGATGTCGGCGGTTCGCACATGGTCATTGAGCTTGGCTCTCAGAGAATCAAGCCCAGCCTTGAGGTTTGCCATGTAAGCCGCCAACGTATCAAGCGCCTGATCGTGGGCATCGAACACATCATCAGCACCACGAATCCAAGTGTTGTGCTGCGCCCACACCGTATCCGCATCAGATACATACGCACCGACAGAATCCAGGGCCATACCGACAGAGGTATCATTCTCGGCAATCTGCGTGGCCGTCGAGTCAACCTTGTCTTTAACCAGGTCTATGAACCTGATCATATCGCCCATTCCACCGATGGGGTACGTATCAGCACCCGCTACTCCCGCCGTTAGGCCGATGACCAACATGGCCGTCAGCGCAACGACAAACTTCTTCATCGTATATCACACTCCAATTATTTCTCCGCAACAGGTATCCCGAGTGTGGCCGCATCCCGCTGTTGTCTATCAAGCTCATCAATGCGGGCAAAGTGTGCATCCATCTCTTTTTCCTGTGCGGTTCGTTTGTCAGGTGGTCGTGTTTGTCCTGCCGTCGGAGCAATGGTCGGCTTGGAGGCTTTGGCGACCTGACGAGACACGGTTTCGACACCCTCTTTCTTGGCCTCCTGCACCAGATTGGACTCCCGCTTGTCTCGGTTTTCGAGATCGAGAATCATCTTGTAGCGCAGTCTGCCGGGCTGAGAGTATTCACGCACCTTGGCGATGACATCCTCGCGGGTCAGTTCGGGATATGCTTCCATAGCTTCCTGAATCTGCCGCTCGGATTCCTCCTGCTGCTTGATGCGCTGAAAGTCCTGACGGGCATCCTCAAGGTTTTCCCGCCGCTCGATCTTCCGCCGGTACTGATAACTGTTCGTACCGGGGGTCATCGCTTCCAACGGGTCGTACCATTCGGGAACACCCTGCTGTCGGGGCTGGTCCTGTTGCGCCATCCGTGCGCTCTCAACCGTCATGTTCATCATGTTCTTCACGGTCGCCAGTTCTCTCTCAAGGGCAGACATCTGCGACTTGAAAGACTGGTTCTCCGTCGCCAACTTATCTTTCTCCGACTGCAATTTACGATAGACCTCATTCGGGTCTTCTGCGGGCTGCTCTACTTCGGCTTCCTCGGGAACTTGACCGCCCTCGTCAGTGGTCCCCTGCTCAGTCGGCTCATCCTGTGAAGGCTCGTCAAGCTCGATACGGGTATCGCCCGAGGTATCACCCTGATCGAGGCTGACCAGTTGCTCCGCATAATCAGCTTCCTTTTCCTTCGCCATTACTTCTCCTCCTGTTTTTGCTGAATCTTCGATTTTCGATTGGACTCAGCGTTTTTAATACTATCGGTCATCTTCTGTCTGGTAACCTGTAGCTGGGCACGGGTCTTGTATTCCTCACCCTTCATCGCCGCCTTGTGAGCGGCCACGTCACGGTCGATGCGGGCATGACGGATCTCGTTCTCCTGCATCTTGATGACCTGCTCCTGCCGCTTAGCAACGGATTGGGTCTGCTCTACCTGCGCCCGCAACTGGTCCCTCTCGCCCAGTCGCTTGATCAATCCCTCCTTGTCTTTAATGTACGGATTCTGACGGATTAATGTCTCCCTGTCCATCGCCCCGACATTGGCCATCTCCAGGAAGTGCTGAAAAATAGCCATCGGGTTTTCATCCATCGTGCTGCCGGGAACGACACGAACTGCATACCGCCCGATAGTCACATCCTGCAACATCTCATTGGCATAGTTGCCCAGAATGGACAGGTATTGTTTCTGGTCGTCAGTTAAATGCGGGTCGCTCATCTCTGTATCAATGACCCGGCTCAGCTTCTCCGGTGTCCAACTCGACGGCACCATCTCCAGGGCAACACTTGCCATCTTATTCAGTGCAGGCTCAAGGGACGTTTCCACATAGTCCCGAATCCTCGTGTCGCTATATCTCTTGTAGGCAAGCGTCTGCCCCAGCGTCCTCGGCGCACCCTCGGTGCTACCCAGATCGGGGGCGAACCGCCCCAGAGTGTACTCCATATTGGCCGCATCCATCTCGATGGTCTTGGCCAGGGTCGCCACAGGGGTTGCCACATTGGGCGTTTCCGTCCGCGGTGCCCCCCCGTCATACTGTGGGAAATAAGGCAGTAACGCTCCCGGTAGGGAAGCGTGATCCGCCCAGTAGTCCCTGTCAATAGAGTTGTCGGGGTAAATAATTCTCGGATTGGCCGAGGTGGAGACGATGTGCAACAGGACGGCCCATCTCTTGTTAATTGAGATTTGCTGGTCTTTCGACCTGTGAATGTCCCCGAGGCTACCGGGATTACCCGTGTGCCTGTGAACAATCGGGGAAAAGGGGTACTGTGAAATGGGCAACACATCGTCATACAAAAACTCATTGCCGACACAGCATATTCGCTTTATTCGGGGTTTGCGAACAGTTGTCTCAAGATGGTACCCGCTGGCAATATTTCTCTTGTCGTCGTCAGAAAGATGCTCAACCTCCTTCGGCTGCAATCCCTGTACAGTGGGGGTTAATACATGATAGTTTACAATTTCTTTCGTATATCTTTCCCGAAAGCACACCTTCGGGGTGTTCGTCTCAATATCTCCGTGAAGTTTCTGCCCCTCCCCGGCGTAGCGGCTCGTCTTACGGGAAGTGCCATAATCGACATCCACGCCCGATTGGGACTCAATGGCGTGCCAGTATTGTTTGTCGGAGAGGAACCGCTTGGCCTGGTCCACGGTCATGATCTTTTCAAACCCGATATTGTCCGCGTCCTCCCAATCCCTACGGGTAGTATCCCACGGGACCAGTATCTCCTGCGGGTGGCGGATCACCTCAATGACTATCTCGCCCTGTCCGTAATCAGCCAACGGATCGAACCGAACCATCAAACACCCACGCCCACAGACAAGTGATGCCTCCACCGCATCACGAGCCGCCGTCCTTAAATCTGAATACCGGGCGATATACTGGAGGGCCATCTTGCGGACGGTCGCCTGATATGTATTCGCACCCCACCCCGTCGGGATGACATCCCAGGCAGGGCTGCGGGCCATGATGGAGCCGATCTTGTTCTCGATGATAGGGGATGTGCGGTCGATCTTGTACGGGTACTGTCCTCGCTGTTTGAGTTTTTCGGCCTGCTCGGTGGTCCAATGGATGCCATAATAAAACTCCCAATTATCCCATGCTTCCTCCCGCCAATCGGAGGAATCAGACCTGATGTCCTCAAACAGCTGCCTCGTCTCGTAAGCGATTCGGCTCACACGATCACCTATCTCGTAAGTATATCGTCAAAACTGTGTGTGGAATTGCCCCAGTATCTTACCCGGTCGGCGTAATACTCATCGATCTCGGGGGTCTTAGACGGCGTGGGTGCCCGCCGAGAGATCGCAAACGCCTTGTGCAAAGCATCCAGGGCATCCAACTCTTTCGATTTGTCCCTGCGGTAATCTATCATCGGGCGTATCAAGTCACGGCTATGTTCGGGGGGTTTGACATGAAAAGTCTCTGACTTGATACGGTCGTAATAACTTTCGATTCGATCTTCTTTCTTGCCCGTTTCTTCCTTGATGCGGGCCACTCTGAGTCTGCGGCCCTCCTTCTTCTGCCGCTCCTCAAACCAGCCCCCCGGCCCGTAGATTAAATACTGGAACGAGTTTTGTTCAACGGAAAACTCCGGCCCGTTATATTTCTTGTCTATCTCAAAAAACGAGTCCATGATCTGACCGGGATCATAGTGGCCGACACTTGTTTCCAATAGCCACGTATGATTATCCTGGTCGGTGCCGACGACCATAAACGCCGTTTTGCTCCCCGTGCGTCGGGAACGGCCAGTGGCAAGATCCACGCCCACAGAAACATTGAGTATCCGTTCCCTCTTGTCGCCCACCCAATCGGGGTGATCTTCGCACTCGGATAGTATAAGTTTGTGGTGCTTGCCGTCGTACTCGTATTCGCCCGCGTAGTTTTTTATCCATTCCCTGCGGAACACCGCCGTTTCTTTAGGGGTGACGGTACACAGGTACTCCATCGCCCACCCCTCAAAATCATAAATCTCCTCAAACTCCTGCTTCTTCTTCATTAGGAGTTCACGAGGATGCTTCTCAGGCCAGAGAAGCGGGCCGTCCTCGGAGCCGATAGTGGTGAACGCACCCCATTTCAAAGAACGCCACGTCGTAAGACGTTCCAACATCAGCCCCAAACAGTCCTCATGGCTCGGGGTAAACAGATAAATCATTTGCCCGTGCTGGTCATCAACCGCCTGCGCTACTGCCCGAAACCACAGGTCTTTCGCTTTGCGCCTGATTTCGGGCGTGGTGACATCTCGCTCGCCCTCAATATCATCCCCAATAACTAAATCTGGGCGGTACTGCCAGTGTCCAGTTCCACGGATTCCCTGTTTCAGCCCAACGGAGATAACTCTTATACCGCCCGCTGATGTCACAATCTCGTCCTGCCGCCATTTGCCGTACTCATCCTTGGTCAGTTTAACATCTTGGGGGCCGAAATACTTTTTAATGACCTTATTGCTCTCCAGCTCGTGTTTGATCTTCTCCAGTTTCTCCTTCGCCATCGTGTTGCTCTGGCTGATGATGATGATGTAATTTTTTCGGCGAAAGAGAATGTTCCACAGGCAATACACGATACCAAGAGTGGTCTTGGCAAACCCTCGGGGGCAGCGAAGCGACACCTGGCGTTCCGTTCGGAACCAGCCGGAGGAGTCCAGCAGCATCTCCCGATAGATCTCCTCGTGGAACTTCGGCACCCCGTAGTTCTTGTACTGGATGTAATTGGGGAGTACCTGTTTGGAAAATAAAACAATGTCAGAGAGCCACTTTTTCTTGCGTTCTTTTATCCTGTCGGATGTCACGGTAGCCATAGATTAGAACTCGCCGGGGGACGATGAGTATTTCCGCTTCTTGCTTTTCTTCCGCCCACCACTCACCAGGTATGGGAGCTTGGAACCCCTCACCGTGTTGAAGTGTCCCCACACATCCTCGTTCGGGTTCGTTATTTTCTTAAATCTGCGCTTGAGTTGACGCAGGGGGGGCTTCTTTTTCTTGACCTTCCTCATCTTGGTTTCCACAGAATCACCCCCTGTCAGGCCGTTTCTTCTTGAACGATTTCCCAGTCACATACGACTGACCCGTGCTTTCCTGACAGATGCGTATGGCCTTGGTCTTGTCGTATCCCTTGGCAACCAGCTTCTGTACGCACCTGGCCACCTTCGTTCCCTCGGGCATTACTTCCCCCCATCAGGGGTGGCTCCCAGGTCGTCATCGTCATCGAGTAGATCATTTTCCCTGTCATTCCCGCCTATAGGTTCGGCAGTATCTCCGTCATCAACTTGACCAGCGCCTGCCCCAGCAGAATTATCTCCCGCATCTGTTTCCCCCCTCAAGCCTTTCTGTCTCTCTTGTTCAATGGCACCCACTTCATCGTCATCGAGGTCGTCAGGGCGCACACCACTCAAGTCCCCTCCAACATTCTTGCGCAGTTTCATTAACTCATTCAAACCCTTCAGCCGGGCCACCCCATCCTTGAGGTCGATCTGACGATAGGCGTTCAGCCCCTCCTCCATGAGCCACTTGTCATTGACATCTGCCGCAGGATCACCCATGTATTTTGCTATCTCCCTTTTAACGTGAGGTCTTTGAAGGACATTGGAGGCATAGCGTTGCCACGTTGCGGGCTTAACATTGTGCGCCGTGCCGGGCCACACGAACCGAAATGCCTCATATGCGGAGGAGAACAGGTCCGCCGAGGGGTCGGTGTAGAGCTTGGTGGTGATGTAGTCGCAGAACTTCTGCTCCTTCTTGCCACATCTGGCTTTTGAGACATGCGGACTCCAGTGGCTCCTACCTGAAAATGTGTACCGGCTCTTGCGAGGGGTCGTATCACACACCTTGCCGGTGATCGAGAATGTCCCGATGCAGGTGCGCACATACGTGGTCGGCCCAGCCTTACCCCTGCGCAGGCACTTGATCACGTACCCGTCAGTGGTCAGAAACCAATCGCCCTCAACAGCCTCTTTCCAATCCTCTTTGTAGTGTATACCAGCGCGATCAGCTTCTCCACGGGTATAGATAATTTCCCAGATGGTCTTCTCATTCGGGATGGGAAACTTTGCGGTCGTGAGGGGTACCTGGCGCACAAAGAGATCACCTTATATCAGATCCGACATATTGATTACTTAAACCACTCGATTGATCGTATGTTCCCATCATACGATTGTATGCCCTATGGATACACGAACCCCCTGATGCCACCTCTCGTGCCTGTCCAGGGTTTGGGTTTGACAGAGCCGGGTGTCGGGGTTCATGTGAATCTTTTCACAAGATGTGCGAAAATTTTTATCGAAACGGCCAGATGCGCAGTATCAACCACACCGGCCAGAGATCAAGCAGCAGGATCAGGGCAATCGTCCAGCTCCTCAAGTTCCTGTCTGGCTCTTTCTTTTGTCTTTGTCGCCTTGAGTTTCTTTTCACGTTGTCTGTGCGCCTGTTCAAAACATATATCGCAGAGATTGATATAGTCGATGTGGCCGAGCAACACCTCACACTTCACACACCGATCCGGCAACTGATGGTCAACCTGTCGCCTGGACCTCTCCGCATAGTGCAGTTCCTTTTCTTCTCTTTGCATATATCTTTCTCCCTGACATTGTTAAGTATACTAAAAAAAATAAGAAAAAACAATACAAACCACACAGGATTTTGCCCTTTATTCTCAAGTTTTTAAACTATCCCTCCTTACGGGGTAGCCAAAAACCACCCCCAAACCCTAAATTAAAAGAAAAACCTAGTATTTAAAACCTAGTTTTTAAGTTTTTGATCTTTAAACCCCCTTATAGGGGGATCTAAAAACCTTTTATTTAATATTAAAACCTAAAAGATTAATCTTTGGTGCCGTCGGCTCGTCCGCCGAGACACATCGTAAGTGCCGATCTTGACCGTGAACGTCAACACCCGCCCTATGTCGCTTGTGAAAAATTTCACAAGAAAGTATTTTCATTTTTTTTAAAAAATTCCTTGACACTGCGGTTAGGGCAACATACATTGTCATTACCATGACCGAAGTGAAACAATGTCCGATGTGTCACAGGGTGTTCAGCCAGCCGACGGAGGTGGTCTATCTGGACAATGTGCTGATGCACTGCCCACACTGCGGGTACAAACAATACATCACCAAAGACAATCACACGGTAGAGGCGGACGATGGAACTCCCGGAACTCCCAAGGACTGAGGACAACGAGGCGAGTTTGCTGGCGGTGCTGATGCACGTGCCCGAGTTGGTCGATGACTGCGCCGAGATCGCATCCAGGGAGGATTTTTACTCGGCCGACAACGCCATCGTGTTCGATGCTATCTGCCAGCTCAGGGCCAAGAACAGGCCCACCGACATGTCACATGTCGCCAACCACCTGCAGTACAAAGGCAAGATCAAGAAGATTGGGGGGCGGGTTTATCTCGCCCAGATCCTCGACACCCCCGCCTCCAAGTCAAGTGCCATCGGCTATGCGACCAACATCAGGGACAAGGCCATCCTGCGGCAGATCATCTACTCCTGCCACAAAATCGCTCAGCAAGCCGCTGACAACCCGCCCGATGTGAGCAAGATGCTCGATGCGGCGGAAACCGAGATTATGGACATACGGCGGTTCAAGAAGGGCGGCAGCTTTGTCAAGATCGAGGAGGCGGTCATGGAGGTGTGGAAGGATCTGGAGAACAAGGAGGCGACCGGGAACTGGGCATCGGGCATCCCCTCGGGATACAGCCGGCTGGATGCGATGACCACGGGGTTCAAGAAGGGTGAGTTCATCATATTGGCCGGTCGACCCAGCTCGGGGAAGACCTCAATGGCCATGGATTTTGCGCGCCACGCCGCCGTCGAGAAACGATTTCGGGTGGCGTTCTTTAGTCTGGAGATGTCCAACGAACAGCTCTCCCATCGACTGTTAGCGGCCCATTGGGGGGTCGACGCACACAGGCTGCGCAGTGGGAAACTGCAACAGGAGGATTGGGCTAAGATGTCGGGGGCGATGTCGTTCATCAACGGAGTACCCCTGTGGATACTGGATGTGCCGCGGCTCTCACTGGCCGAGATCAGGGCGAAGGCCCGACGGGAAAAGACCGACCACCAGACCGACATGATCATCATCGACTACCTGGGCCTGATCAACCCGCCGCACAAGAAGTCGAGAGAACAAGAGGTGGCGGCAATCAGCGCAGAACTCAAAGGACTGGCTCGGGAATTGGATGTGCCCGTCATCGCCCTGTCGCAGATGTCACGGGCGGCGGAGAAACGGGAAGACACCAGGCCGAGGTTATCGGACCTGCGGGACAGCGGGGCACTGGAGCAGGATGCGGACATGGTTCTGTTCGTGTACCGGCCAGAAATGTACTCCAAGGAGCAGGATGCCGACAGGGGCCGAACGGAATTGATACTGGCCAAACAGCGCAACGGTCCCACGGGTACAGTGGAGTTGCGGTTTTTCCGTGAAAGTATGCTGTTTCGGGAAGGAGGGTACTGATGCGAGTACATCAGGACTATTGGCAGGTGGGGTTGTTGGGGTTGCTCATCGTATTGTCGGTTATCATCGTCATTGCCGGCCACTGTGGGGGGTAAATGGAAACATTAGTGAAAATATTTATCGGCATCATGTGTGTTGTCGTACTGTTGATGGCTCTTCTTTTGTGGGTGTTGGTCTGTGTTTCGATATTGGGTTGGCTCGGTTACATGCTGGTTTGAGAGAGGAGCGTGAAATGAAATTCAAGATCGATTGGCTCAATGTGTTCTTTGCGGCCTTTATGGCCGTGGTGATGTTCCTGTTGGTGATGAATTTCGTACACACCCACCGCATGGGCGGGCTTTCTCAAGAGAATGAAATACTCACCGATACGGTCATACTGCAATCGGCGATGATCAAAGATATGTACGAAACAATGCACGCCGCGTGGGATTTTGAATACTCGGGGCGCACGCAAGGGATGGCCAAACAATGGTATGATACCTGGGGGGACGAAACAAGGGAGGAATAGGGGCGATTATAGCCTCCAAAGAAGGAGAAAAGAAGGGGGAATAATGACCATCAATAAAGTTATTCTCATTGGCAATGCCGGAAAAGACCCTGAGACGATGACCTTTTCCGACGGGTCGTTCAAGATACGGTTCCCGATAGCCACCCACGAGCGGTGGAGGGACAAGAACGACGAGATGCAGGAACGTACCGAGTGGCACAACATCGTCGCCAAGGGCCAGAGGGCCGACTTCGGGCGCAAGTACATCAAGAAAGGCTCCCAGGTCTATGTCGAAGGCAAGATCCGCACCCGCTCCTACGAGGACGAAACCAACACGACCCGCTGGATCACCGAAGTGGTGTGCCGTGAACTTATCCTGTTGGGCAAAAAAGACAGCGAGAACGCCGACCCGCCCGACAAAGAACTGCCGTTCTAGGGGGAATAATGGCCCACATGGTGCCGATACGCAAGGACGGATACGACCAGCAGAAACGTCCCCTGTGGGACCGCATCTTCGATGCGGGATGCTGGCTGCTGGCCGCACTTATCAGCTTGGATATTATTCTGTTCCTTTTCTGGTTGCTGCGAGAACTCTTTTGAGGGTCCCCAATGGCAGAACCCACGACTGGTCTTTCTGACCAACAACTTTCATCTGCCGGCTCTAATCATTCCACAGCTCTATCAGAGACGCTGGCAGGTGGAACTGTTCTTCAAATGGATCAAACAGCACCTGCGGATCA